TTTCATTGTGATTAAGGTTGTAGTTTCGATTCAGGATACCAAAGATCTTTTATTCCTGCTTTAGTAACTAATGTGTAATCAAATTTTGCAGTTGTAGTATTCCAAGATAATTCACGGATGAAACCAATCTTTCGATATCCATCCTTACTTGTATTTAAATTTTGAAGTCGTCTCATATATTCAAATGTTGAATCAATAGCTATTGGCTGCGTTGCTGGTTTAAAATTAGGATCTTCTTTATAAAATGTCATTGTGGTTGTCTTTTTTGCTGTAATAAAATTGTCTGTCAATTTGAATGTAACACAAAGCTGTTTGTTTATATCCGGATCGGTGATAGGCACTACCTTTGTAGCAAAATCAGCAGTATTAATTTCTTTATCTGCTAAATCCATTAAATATCGAGTTTCAACACGCAAAAAACATCCACATCCGGCATCATATGCATATACTTGAGATGGATCCGTTGGATCTTGATAATATTTATATGAACTAATAGTATACGGAAATGTTAGTTTTTTACCTTTCACTTTTCCATTTTTTACATATGATATTCGTATTGAGTTTCCGTTTGCATCTTTACCATAGTTATCTCCATTCCATGGTGTAGTGTCTTTAAAAGTACCTTCAAAATATTCGGCATCATCTAGCCACGTAGTTCTTGTCGCATTAGATGATTTATAATAAAGTTTACCTTGTGAAAATTTTACTTTGTCACCTGTCGATGTTGGATCAAATGTTCCAATAAATGCAATTTTATCTTCTTTACCGATTCCCGTCCACCATTCGTCCCATTTATGCAGCGGAATCTGGTCGGGATCAACAAAATACCATGTACCGGTATCTAGCTCACCATTTTCATTGAATGTTCCCTTATATATTGGCACTATGCCATATTCTGCAGCATATGGATCTTCGACAACATTCGTTGTTGCAATTGTAATTGAGGGAGGTAATTGTATATTCCCACTAAACAGTGTTCCTTCAATTGGAATAACCTTAGATTGTCCTGTTACAGGATCAATTTGTATTTTTGCCTTGCCACGAAACGAAATATTAAGTTTATTAGTTAACACATAATCACTATCGATAGTTACGATTTTAGTTTCGACTTTTTCTTGTTCTACATCTTCATCATCAACTTTAACGCCAAACAACATGTCAGTAAAATCCGGAATTGCAGCTTTGAATTCTTTAGCCTGTTCTTCAGTTGGAAACAATGATTTATATGTAACATCTGTATCTTTAATTTTATATAAATCTTGCATTACACTAACTATAGAGTTAGTCCATTCAATAGCACGCGCCTGAGAGATAATTTCAGTTCCGTCTTCTTGCAACATAGGATTAAATGTTATATATTTCTTAAATCCACCTTCTCTATCTTTAAATTGTTTAAACAATCTCAATTTATTTGCAAACAACGATTTTGCAGACATATCCAATACCCACGCAGCATAAAATTTTCTTCGTTTACCTGTTTCTCGCGGTTTACTAAGTATGATGCGATAATTTTCTCCAAAATATTGCATGATATCTGGATTTTGTTTCATGGTATCAACAATGTCAGCAATTAATGCATCTTCTGAACCAGTTTTATTTTTTTTAGTTGCAACAATTCCGAAACCATAAACACAATCATTTGCTTTAGCTCGATCTTGAATTAAACGACTGCGTAAACGTTCAACATCGGAATCTCCATAATGTGAAGATAGTATTTTTATTTTGTAACCAGATTTAGTAGTTACTTCATCTCGTTCTGCAATTATGTTACGTATATATTGTTCAATTAAATCCATGTTGATACTATTTTATATAAATATTGTTACCAATCAATCATTACCATTTTTCCATTCCAAATCATAACATTGTCAGTTTTAAAATCTAAATCCAAATCTAAATCCGGAATATTGATTTTACGAACATCTTGTTGCAACGCACGCAAAAAATTAACAAGTTGTTCATCATTATTACGTGCACCATCTGCATCTAAATAATCAAATATTGAAACTTCTCCGCCTTGTTCGCGCGCGTAATTTTTATAATTTACAATAAATTGATTGATAGCTACTTTTTGTTTACTGGATAATTCAGATGCTTTTGCCATGATATATCCATTAGTGCCGTCTACATAATATACCGGAATAAATGTAGTATATTTACTAAATTCATTAGCAAGTATTTCAGCAACTCGATATTCTTCAGATTCGGTTGTTATTTTAAACAATTTATCTTCACCTTCAAATTCATACACTCGTCCATTATCTCCTTGTCCAAACAGTGTAAATTGTTTGTTTTGTATTTTTTGCAAAATGCGTTGCAAATCATTATTGGAAATTTCTCGTATCAATGATTTAAGGCGTATCATGTTAACCTTTAAATGTTATGTTTTTATCTAAATCTAATCGTATCAAAAAATTCATATCAACATCACTACGTTTTCGTATTGGCTGAGCTAATTTACCGATAGCCAATAATTCGCCAGACCCATTGTATAAACCTATAGTTGTTATATATGGTGCAAATGTTTCTGCCGAAACAAAAGATCGATATGTTGCATCATCATCGGCAGTTAACGTTACATTGGTTGACATATTAAAATCTCCAGCATCTAATCTAGTTACAACACCTAATTCATGAATTGTAACAGAACTACGATATGATGCAGTATATGGAGTATTAATTATGTTGTTGATGCGATAATCTGCAGAAGAAAAAACAATGATTCCGTGTTTAGAAAATACATTGCCTACATATGGAGTTTGTAATGCAGTTCCACCTTCCGTACGGTTAGATAACGCACTTATCTGCGAAGCGGTAAGTGACTTGTTAAAGATTCTTATTTCATCTAAATAACCTTGTAGATTCAAACTATTGGGGCTAAATCCGCCTATTTTTAACGTATCTCGATTATCAATCCTAGCAGATGCAGATAATGGAGATGTAGGAATCGTAAATAATGGAGTAGCGGTAGATGATTGCAAAGTACCATTTACATACATTTGCATACTACTACCTGATTTTTGACAAACTACATGAGTCCAACTCGATGTTACAACGGTTGACGATGTAATAAAAGTTTTAAATCTATCACTACCTGCAGTTGTAAAAATCAATTGATTGCTACCACTTAATTCTATTCGAAACGGATATGTAGGTGTAGTGCTTTGAGATGCTTTTGTTGCAATTAATTGATTGGATGTTGTTGCATTAGCACCACTAATAAAAAATGAAACTGCATAATCATGATCTCGGTCATATAGACCTGTTAACGCAGATTCAATATATCCAGACCCAGAAAAATATGCTGCTAATCCTAAAGCACGTTGTTGCCCGGTTGTTGTTGTAATGCCAGGTACATACGTTACGCCTGCAGATGTATATGTAATTCGTGATGTATCAAAATATTCATTAAATCCTTCATACCACATTACATTTGTTACGATTGATGCAGTATTAAATGCCGAATCTATAATATTGCCATATCGATCACTTGAAAATGAACCAGATATAGAAGATGTAAATGAAAATGATGCAGGTTTTATGCCTTCGCCTATTCGCACTTGAGGAATAGACAGTATTGATGCAGTTTGATATAATGCTTTTTTAGTTCGAGTTAAATCAGTAGGACCATATGTTTTTGCAGGTTCTGATTTATTTTTATAATATAAATGATTTACAGAAAAATACGTAACGCTTTGCAAACTACCATCTATGTTTGCAGCATCATTGTATGTTAATTCACTTCCTAATGCAGGTAAGACATTAACATCTGAATATATTCCTTGTAAAGGCAATGCACTTGAAGTTACACTACCCGAATAAAACGTCCATGATTTATATGCAGGAAATGCATTGATTGTAACATCGGAGCTATCAATTTTTTTAAAAACCGATGGAAATATTCCTTTATATGCGTCTTCTTGTTCTTGTATTTTTGATTGTGCCATATAGTAAAAACCCTGCTACATTTAATATAAATATAACAGGGCTTAAATCAGTGTTGATTTTAGAAATCTAATTTAACTCGTATAAGAGCTTCTCGTTGGAATGATTTCAATAATGGTTTAGAAAGTTTTGCTACTGCTAGCAATTCTTGATTGTCATTATATAATCCAACCGTTGTAATATACGTTTTAGGATCGCCGATGAATGTTGATTGTGCCAATTGTCCAACACTCCCGGTTACATACGAAGGATTATTTGAAAAGTTATATTCTGCATTTTTAATTCGCACAAAATAATGAGTGCTTGTAATTTTTTCAGAATTTCTTGCAATAAATCCATATGGATCAGATGTCGTTGGATCTGTAAATAACGCAGACCCAGAAATAGAATGATATAATACAAAATGATTATTTCCTTCTGAACTAGAACCAGTATTAGTTGCAAATCCTAATTTTTGATCAAGCATTTTGCCGTCTAAAATTAACGTGCCATAATCAGGATATGCTAATCCGTAATATACTGGCGCCGTTGAATTATAAACACCTGAATTAACAGATCCAGAAACAATATTATAAACTTTACCAGAATCTCCAATTTTAGGTGATGCTAACGAAGAATCATCAATAAGCGTAATAATTCCTGAGCCAGTTACTACAGACCCGGTAGCATTTGTTGCTCTAGAAGAAATTGCAACTAATGGAATCTCAAAATTACCTGCATCTAAACGCTCTTTCATTCTGTTGCGTTTAAAATTAACAACGTATATATAATCTGTACTACCAGATCCAGCTGTTGTAAAACGTGTATCGGTTGGTGATAATAAAAGTTGTCGATATTGCGAATAAACTGCTTTACTTGGAGAATCATTAAGTTGACCTTGCGAATCAGATCCGCTACCCAATGCATGACCAAATGCTAAAGAAAACTGTACTGCTGCTCCGTCAGCCGTTGGTGTATCTTGATAAACATCTACATAATAACGACGTTGTGTTGTAGTTTGAGTTGATGCTGTAAAATATGTAGTTAAACTTGCTAAGTTATCACTCCACATTCCTGCAGTAACCGTTTCAATTTGATTTGCAACAATATCATTAACTGCATCAAACTTTGTATACGTTCTTCCGTTACGAGCCAATATTTGAGTTTGATTTTGTTCAGCTACAATTTGATTTGCCAGCTGTTGTGCTAATTGCCGTACTTGATCATTTACTCCATTATTTGCAGTTGTTAGTACCTGATTTTCATTTTGTAATTGCTGGATCGTTTGTGTTGCGGCAAGCGAGGGCGGCCGTCGAGGTACGACACCAATTCTAGGTTGTTGTTTTAATCGTGTAATGAATTCATTCATTTTCATATTATTTTCCATTTATATTGTTGCGGTAGTTGCTCGGTTAACAGTTAAATTAATAGTTACACTACCACCAGTTTCATTTGCAATTACTGTTATAGTTGCAGTTTTAGTTTCAATTAATTGAGTTTTAGCAACAACTCGGAATTCAAATCCTGCAACTGCAATGCTTTGTGCATCTTCATTATCTCCAATAAATCTAGGAGTAGTTGGAAGTACTGAATTTTGCAATGCTCTAGTTACCTGAATATCAGCTACACTTGAATCTGATAAAATTGCCGTATAACCTAAAGTTGCATTGCCTCCTCTAAAGTTGCTTGTATTAGGAGCAATAACCGTAGAATCGCCTGGCGCTGCTAATGTAATTGCGGTATTTCCTACTCTAACAACTGGTATATTAGTTGTTTGTTTTGGCAATGTAACTAATTTATATTTCAATGCTTGAGTTTCATCAGCGACTGCTTCTACGATTGGCATATTTTCGATAATAGTACCATAATATGCAGTTCCTAGTGGATGATCTGGATTCCATAATGAATAATCAATTTCATCATCCCCTACTGCAAATTGTGTAATATTAAAAGCATTTCCGCCTTTTGCTAAAAGTTCTCGTCCTTTTAACGTTAAAATTGCGTCAACTGTAACGCTTGAATTATCTAAGTATCCCATATGTTTTTACCTTATTTTATATAAATATACGCGTTGTAGTTTTTATGGTTAAACTAATCTAAAACTTCCTTGTGCATTATCTTGATTTTGATAAATCAATTGATTTGGATTTGCCGTTTTAAATTCAACAACCGGGCCGCCATCTACGGTTTGAGTTGAATTAATATTAAAATCAGGCGAAGTAAGTTTTGCACCAGCATACCGTTGATTTTCAATACCTTGTGGTAAATAATCTTGAAACTCTGCAAAACTTCCGGTAAACTTTTTACTTAATAGCAATGCATAAGAACTAGAACCATACGTGCCAGTACCATATGAACCAATTACGCCCGAAGATGTTATTGCAGTTGCATTAATTAATTTAAATTCTGAATATGTGCTTGTAATATAAATTGGAGCCGTTCCTTCGCTGAGCCAATATGGTGTTGATGCTGTAATATAAGTACTACCAGACCGTACTAAATATTGATGCGAATACGTAACACCATCATATTTATCAGCAGTTGATGCAGTCAAATATATTTGCCATTGATCATCATCTTCGGCTGTAAGTGATAATATTGCTCCATCAATTGCACCTAAATATTGTAAATAATCTCCCGATGTTGTTGGCGCCGTGTCTACAATTGTAGTTGTAAATGAACTATCATATCGTTCTATTTTTGGAAGAATTGAATCTTTGCTACGTTCAAAAATGTTTGGCTGAATCATGATGCCTGTTAATTTATCAGTTCGCGCCGGTAACAATTGTTCTAATTGCCGGAAAAATGATAAATCAAACAATGTAAACATGGAAATATATGCATTGATATCATTTTTATTTTGATATTTTTTCCAATATGATTGTGCTGCTTGAATTAATTTAGGATATGATTTTGAATCAGTTTCGCCCGGATCACCAATGTATTGATCTAATTCTGCAAATCCTAGTTGTGCAATTATATCTTCATCAATCATGGTCTGCGGAGAAAAATAAACACCTAATTTTTTGCTATCTAACGGTGCAGTATCAAATTGACTACGTTCTGCTCTAGTTTTTATATCTAATGAGCCGACTAATCGATTTGATTCAATTCTAATTTTATTATCATCAAGCGTACCAAATCCTATGGATGGTGCAGCATAATAATACGTTTCTTCATATGAATCATATGGAGTGTTTATAGACCAACCCGCAAATGATGCAGATATTGTAGATGACTTAGGTTGCACTCCAGTTAAGCTACCCGTTAATGCATGATTGATTTTTTGTGTTAATGGCAACCTAAATACCAATTCATCATATGCATCTATATTAGCATTATAAGCTCCAGGAGCTTTAACATGATTATTAAATGCATTATCATTTAACGATGATGACCAAAATCTTAATTCTTGTAATTGACCAACAAATCTACTAGCACCTGCAGAAGTTCCGCCTAATGTAAGTGTACCCGATCCAGCAAATGATGCAGTAGCTGAAGCCGATACCGCAGCTACAATTTTACCATATTTAGATTTTTTTGTAATTAAATCTAAATTAGTACCATTTGTTCGCAATACGGTAGAAACCCATTCGTCATTGTACAATTCAATTAATCCGGAAGATGTGCCATTAATTTTCATGACACCCTTGTTACCACTATTAAACTCCATTGTAACCGCATTAGCACCTATATTAAACAGGTTCATACTATTTGGTATCAAAGGATTAGTAACAATGTTATCTGGTCTAAAACGAAGTTCAACCGCGTTAATTGATTGCGAATAATTTACAGTAATTGTTCCTGCTGCACTGCTATTTAAATCTAATGCATAATCAAAATTATATTTTTCGTATACTGGAGCTCTGTCTAATCTTGGTCCGCCATATTCATTAATACTTATGAATGATTGTGGAATTCCGTAACATGCTAACAATGCTTGCACACTGCGTTTAGTTCCTTTTGATTTTAATAGTAGTGGCAAGTTATTAACAATTCTTCGCCATATGGTGTATGTCATATCACGACCAGCTACTGAAGGATCGCCTACACTATTAGAACCAGTTAATGGCACACCTGCTTCCGATGTGCCCAATACATACTGCCACAAATCTTGTGATTGATTACCTTCAGTTAATGACCAACCAAATTGTTTTGCTACAGAATATAGCAATTCATTTGGCATACCTAATTTTGGATTTTCTTCACGTTTATTAATCAAGGACATGTGTCTAACATATGTATGAAGAATATCATAATGTTGACCTAACATGTTAGTAAACGTAATTAAATCAGCATTAGATACATCAGCACGTATAAATTCTGGAATTGTATAATACAACCAATTTACGTTTTGAGTATCATATAATGATGCCGAATCATATAATGCTTCATACCATGATGTAAATGTGCTACTACTAATTGCAGCTAATGCATAAGGTTTTGTTGCAGTTGTTTTAGGTACTGGCGTTACATAACTACCGGTTATTTGTTTAACATTAACAAATTCTAATGGTATATCAAATGTAGTTAATTTTGATGATGTTTCATAGTAAAGATAACGTTCAAAATCATCAAACCCGCTAATTAACGATGTTCGCAAGTTTAAAAAATCTTGTGCATTTGTAGTAGCAACACTTCCTGACAATGTTGATACAACTGCACTTTGACTTGTATATGATTCTAAAAGATTTAATTTATATTTAAAATTTTCTAAACGTTCTGTAGCTGAACCATAAAATATAAAATTATTAAAATCAGAGTAATCAATGTTTAATTTTACACCCGACAGACTGCCAGAAAAATATGCATCTACAATTTGTTGCGATGTTTGTGCAGATGAACCTAATAAATCTGACCAAGTTTTGAAATTTGTTTCAGCCGATGTATCTGAAATAGATGTTGCTTGCCAATTTGGCCCAGCTAATGAATTAAATGTTGATTTTATAGTTTCAGGAACTAATAATATGCGATCAACATATGGATTTTTTTGTTCTTCTACAATCCAACATTTAAAATCTAATGCAATATTTTCAGGTAATGGGTCATATAATTTAACGTAAAGATATTCTCCAATTACAACGCTATTAACAAATAATACACATTGATTTCTACTAAAATTTAATAAGTATGATTTATAAAATTGTGCAGATGTTTGATTTACTTGCTGTATGTAATTCGTAATTTGTTGTAAAAATTCTACATTCGTATCATCAATTGCACGTAATCGTATTTCAGTTCGATCTGGAGAAATTTCATCAATACGTAAATGTTGACGGTCGTAACTACCTATTAAGTTTTTAAAGAAATTAACTACAATTCTAAAATTACCAGCTGTTAGTTTTAAATCTTGAAATATTTTTGAAATATCTATTCCAATTGGATTATCTAAAACTATAGTTTGATTTGTTTCTGTATTTTTAAATTGCGGTAATTTTTGTGCTAAATTTACACGATGTTGACCAGTTAACCAATCATTTTCTGAATATACATGAAATTCTAAAACAGAATTTGCATCATTACCAATTGATTCATCTGGATAAAAACTATTAGTTGAATCTTTTGTAGTAAATTGCAATTTACGACGATCAATACGTTCAGCTGATATAGATGCTGGAGTTGCAAATATTTGATTGATATTTTTATAGTTCGTTAACATCTATCTCCTGATTCCAAAGATCTACATTTTTATTTGCATCTGTAATAACCCAATATGACTGTAATGCATTTATTGTGTGAAATTGCGTATCATTATTTTGTCCAGCTTTTGCTCCGATGCCGA